GGGTCGGTCAGTACCAGATCAACCTTTGGCAGATGGGGGAGGATTTCTCGACAATCCCCGTGATAGATGGTGATATTATCCTGCTCATAATATGGCTTTGGTAACTTCTTCGGCCCCTCACATGTTTCGGGGTTCCCGTCATATCGACAAAAACATCCTTTATCCTTGTCATCCCATAACCCCGTGCAAGCAGCGCATTTTTGTAGGTTCATCTCGTCCATTCCTGCCTCGTTTTATGTTCATTCAATGCCCGTTCGCATAACCAGGCGTTCACCTTTGCCCGTTTCTGCACTCTCTCCTGCCTCCACTCAACCTCATGGCAGATAGCGGGGATAGTGGCAAGCATGGCGAGCCAGAGTAAAGCTGAGAGGACTAATGCCCAAAAGATATCTTTAAATGCTTTCATGCTGTCCTCCTGAAAAGTTCTAAGTCTTCGTCTACCGTTACGGTTAGCCCCATAGCCTCAAATTGTTCGGGGTCTTTTGGAACTCTGCCCGTACCTTCACATGACCCACACGCAATGTAGCCAAGGTAGTTACACCGCCTGCATCCTCCAGGGCAGTCGTGTTCATGGATACCTTCTCCCCCGCAATCAGGGCAATCTTTGTAGGATTCGTCATCCATTACCAGTTTGATTGCTGCCAAGTATTCACTGTGTAACATAGTGGCCTCCTTATGTTGTTTGATGAGCATGATACAATTATAGACTATTCTCGGAAGATGTCAAGAAAAAATTTACAAGAAAATGAGAAAAAATGTTGTTTTTTATGTAAGTAGTTAATAACATAAGACAAAAAATATTTTACTTTTTTTTCTTGACATTATCATTTGCATAAGTATAATAGAATACATGGTGACTATAACAGAATCTAAAATTAAATTTGGCAAAGGGATTAACGAACAGGCAAATAGCTGCATTACTTGGGGTTACACGGCAGACTATCTGGAATTGGAAGACAGGCAAGAGCAGGCCTACGCCGGCATTATTAAGAAAAATTAAAAAAGTATTTTAGGGGGATACAGTGGAACAACTTGCAATACTGAAAAATTGGGAACGTGCTAAGTTAGCAATAAGAGAATGTAAAGATATTGATGAGGCTAAGGATATTCGTGATAAAGCACAGGCATTAAAGGTATATGCACAGCAAGCCAGGGAATCTTTAGAAGTTCAAAACAACATCGCTGAAATAAAGATAAGAGCGGAACGCCGAATAGGTGAGTTTAGCAGGGAATTAGAGACACAACAAGGAGGAGAAACTCGCTTCGGTACTCACCACTATGGTGAGAACCGAACAAAAACACAAGTCCTCAAGGATGTAGGTATAGATATAGCCCATGCTTCACGGTATGAGGCTATTGCATCAATTCCAGAGGAAAAGTTTGAGAGTGAGATAATAAAGAAGAAGGAAGCCAAGGAAGAATTAACAACGGCATCAATACTGAGGTTAGCTAAGGAACCTCATGTATCACATAATTCAGGTAATAACGAATGGTACACGCCTAAAGAAATAATCCAAGCAGCAAAGAAAGTAATGGGTTCTATTGATTTAGATCCCGCATCTAGTGAAGTAGCAAATGTAACTATCCAGGCACATCAATTTTTTACAATAGAAGATAATGGCTTAATAAAAAAGTGGAATGGCAATATTTGGTTAAACCCACCGTATGCACAACCATTTGTTCAACAATTTTGTGACTTAGTTTCAGAAAAATATGACAGTAAAGAAATATCTCAAGCCTGTGTATTAGTTAATAATGCCACGGAAACAGCATTTTTTCAGCGCATGATGAAAAGCGCATCGGCAATTTGTTTTCCATCTGGACGAATAAAATTTATTGATGTAGACGGAAACGCTTCAGGAGCACCGCTTCAAGGACAAGCAATACTCTATTTTGGTAATAATCAGAATGAATTTATTAAACAGTTTTCACCATTTGGGGGGGTAGTGTCAATTTGGAAAGAGGAATAATCAGAAATAAAGAAATAGCAAGAATATTGAGGGATTTTAGTAGTTTAAAATTTGAGAGAAATATTACGCCAACAGATATTGACGGTTTCGTTGAATTTGATGATAAATGTTATGTTTTTATTGAAACTAAATATAAAGAAGCTAAAGTAATTTGGGGGCAAAGACTTGCACTACAAAGACTAGTTGATAGTATTTCTGATACTCAAAAAGCAGCGATTCTCATTATAGCTACACACAACGTAGAACCAAGCACAGAAGAATTAATAGACGTTGGTAACTGTCAAGTTACAGAATACCGCACAAAGAAAAAATGGCATTTGGTTAAGGGACTTTTAACTGTCAGGAAACTCATTGACCAATATAGAAAATATGTAAATCAATTTAATGGATAAACTTAAATGAAACCTATCATCGAACCTGACTATCAGGAAGCCTGGGATTGGATGCAGGCGAACAATGTAAAGAAATGGTTGAAAGATAGGAGGAGAGAAGCTAAGGTGATAGAGGAATAGGGGGGGTAGATGCCGAGAAACCGAATGGTCAAGGCAGAGTTCTGGGATGATGAGAAACTATCTACAATATCACGAGATGCACGATTAACCTTTATAGGGTTATGGACACACTCGGATGATTATGGAGTGGTTAAGGGTCATCACTCATGGTTGAAGAATAAGATATACCCTTATGAGTCGATCAGCATCGAGACATTTCAGAAGTGGTTAGGCGAGCTTGAGAAGATCCTTTGTATCATCCCTTTTGATGCTGAAGGGGAAAAGTTCTATTATATTCGTAACTTTGATAAACACCAGGTAATAAATAGACCATCTGAACACCGCAATCCTGAACCTTCACAACAGTTTATTGATGAATACATGAATACTCACGGAATACTCAGTGAGTCATCATGCAATAAAAGAGAAGTAAAAGAGAAGTATAAAGAGAAGTATAAAGAGAAAGGGACATTCGTCCCACCTACATTAGATCAAATAACAAAATACTGTAAAGAAAGAAAAAACAGCGTAGATCCTCAAAAATGGTTAGATCATTATACAGCAAATGGCTGGATGATCGGCAAGAACAAGATGAAGGATTGGAAGGCAGCAGTTCGGACATGGGAACAACGAGGGGATAACAACAGCACTCAAAAAACTGATATTCCTCGTTATGTTCCTTCAGCAGAAGATAAAGCACAATGGAGGATGTGATGGCAGATATAGTTCACTGGAAGGATATTGCGACAAAGCATTATGGCGATATTGACGAGTTTGAGCGTATCACAAAGGACCTGATATTTTGTGCCCGTACCGAGAAGAACCCGAAAGAAGCATTCAAGGGCATTACACTTGAAAAGCAGGCGGCCTATGACAAGACGAGATATTTAATGCGGCACGCAGGATATGAACAGACAGGCAAGCATATTATTACCGAGCATGGATGGTATACAGCTTATCTCGATGGCGAAGGTCTGGCTTTTAAATGCACGATACCCCAAGAGACACGAAAATTAATAACATTGGCTCAGTATATTGAATGGCAACAAAACAATTCTCTTGAGGATGCAGCAGAGGAATATTACGAAACCAGAGGGATAGTAAATAGTGTGGCATCCGGCATGAGCGAACGGCATACAAGAAAAGATATTTACGATGATGAAGGGGGCTTTATATGACCAACGGCGACATAGGCTTTCTATTCACCGTGGTTAGCGTAATCGTGATTATCGGAGTGCCAATACTGGTTTTATGGAGGGGAAAATGAAGATAAAAGTATCAAATAAGTCATCGGGATTAATATTAGAAGATGGGAAAGAAATTCATTTTTGGTTGCCTAAGATGGATAAAAGCGATAGTCCACCTCCAAATAGTGCATGGTTCGTATTATGTCTTGTACAATTATTAGGTAAATATGACCAAAGATTAAATGATCTCATTGATGAAAAAAGGGATGAGATGATTAAGGAAACAACTAAACTTACTTTAGTAAAAGGTGGAGGCGTAAATGAACACACGACATAGGCGTAAACGTTTATACCCCGCAGAAGAACAAAGTAAACGTGATGAGTACTTCAGGGATATAGGCTTGTTGAAAATGGATGAGAGACGGCTGCGACAGAAAAGAAACTTTGAGTTATGGTGCGAAGGTAGAGATAAGGAGATGACATGAATAAGCTGTCCTGGTATCCGAAGCGGAAGAAGAAAGAAAAGAAACAACCAACGTATTTATGGATTGATTATTGATATGGACGCTGAATCTGTAATACTCAATGCAACACGACAATATCTCAGGCTTAAAGGTTGGTATGTTATGCGGATACAACAAAGTATCGGCTGTCATCCAGGTATATCTGATCTGATAGCCGTTAAGCGAGGCATGACAATATTCGTAGAAACGAAATCCCCTAAATGGAGGGGCAAGCTATCCAAAGATCAGGAGAAATTCAAGGCTGAGATTGAGGCACACGGAGGGATGTTTTATGTAATTGATAGCGTGGATGAAATGATTAAGATTGTTGATGATTTGGAGCATACAGAAAAGCTAAAGGAGAGATTACCGTGACACAAATGGAAGAATGTGGAACCTTACGCTTTGACATTGCCGCACGGATTGTTGAGGAACTGCGGAGATATACCGATACACGCCCGGACAGAGAAAACACCATACACATTCTGGATGGCGCCGAGCAGATGGTTGCGGAACTGAAGCAGATCGAAACCGATTTGCACCGGACCGCGAGAAGAAAGACGAACGGCAGGAAACCCATAGCGACGGCCCTAAAAGAATGGCAGAAACGGTATGAGGCTATTTTTGAGAATATGCAAGTAGCCCAGGCACTATTTAGGGAATACCGGGGGGATATAGAGAAGCTGTATCATGTGGTTCACGGTATTAGAAGGATGATGAACATTATGGGCGGTATTGATGACCGGTTGAGGTTTATCGCGGAAGGGTTGGATAAGAGATTGATCAAGAAGGGTAAGAAGAAATAACTTGTGCTTTTCATGTGTTCGCGTCACTCGCAATGCGCTGGGTTAGCACACCCTCTCCTTGCCTCGGTCATCGCCTATCTGACCAGTATAATTGCGAGAGATAGGCAAAAAGAAAGGCCCCATTGCGGGGCCTGAACGGTAGGAAAAGGCGGGGGTTATTTCAGTATGGGTATACTGTGGGATTATAAGGTTTATTGTATTTAGCCAATTCTTTTTTACTGAATATCAAAACAGAAGAAAATTTAATAAATAAATAGCGTGTTTTGGCATAAATATTGCCGTTATAATAATATCAAGCACTTACGCTTATTATTACCGTAACGATTCTAGTTGACACGGTGGTAATAATGTGAAAAGATAAGTTTGTGGCAACATCTAACACCAAGAAGAAGCAGAAGAAGAAACCTTTAACAATTCGAGAACGGAAACTCATCAAAGCCCTTGTCGCAGGACAAACCCCAACAGCCGCAATGAAAACAGCAGGTTATAGCAAAGAAACCGCAGAGGGGAAAGCTGCGAAGAAGGTCGGTGAAAGTCGGATTCAGGAAACATTACAAGAACTTATGGAAAAGAAAGGGCTTACGGATGATTATCTTCTCCAGGGGCTTCTCGAAGGCACGAAAGCAACCAAGGTTATTTCCGCAACAATCATTGCAAAAAACGGTGAAGGCATGAAGGATGCCGACTCAATGTCTAAAGATTTTATAGACGTTGATGATTTTCCTACCCGCCACAAATACATCGAAACAGGATTAAAACTTAAAGGCCATCTACGGGATAAACTGGATATATCAGGAGATATTGTTGTGGAGGTTGTCAAGTTTGGCTCAAAAGATTAGGCTCCCTAATAATTGGATACCACGTACCGACCAACTGCCACTCTGGACGTATCTTGAAAACGGCGGAAAGCGAGCCGTCGAAGTAGCACATAGACGATGGGGCAAGGATGATGTTGCCCTGCATTTTACTGCAACGCAGGCAGCACAACGTATCGGCAACTACTGGCACATGCTGCCCGAATATAAGCAGGCCCGGAAAGTTATCTGGACAGCCGTAAATCCACGGACCAACAAAAAAAGAATTGACGATGCATTTCCTCTTGAAATCAGAAAGAAAACCCGCGAGGATGACATGGCTATTGAGTTTAAAAATGGCTCAACATGGCAACTTGTAGGCTCTGATAATTATAACTCGCTGGTAGGTTCTCCCCCTGTTGGTATTGTCTTTTCGGAGTGGGCGTTAGCCTCACCCCTTGCATGGGCGTATCTTGCCCCTATCCTTGAGGAAAACAACGGATTTGCATTATTCATCTATACCTCTCGCGGCAATAACCACGGAAAAACCACCTATGATTATGCGAGAGTTACGCCGGGATGGTTTGGACAACTGCTTACCGCACATGACACCCCCGTATTTAATGCAGTGCAGATTGAGGGCATAAGACAGGAATATATCAGGATGTTTGGCCCGGAAATGGGAGAAATGCTGTATTTGCAGGAGTATGAGTGTTCGTTTGAGGGCGCTGTTTATGGCTCCTATTATGCCAAGCAAATGGCACAAGCCCGGAAAGAAAAAAGAATTTGCAACGTACCCCATCAAACAGGCCAGGAGGTTGATACTTTTTGGGATTTGGGCGTAGACGACTCTATGACGATCTGGTTCATGCAACACATCGGCAAGGAATATCACTTCATCGACTATTACGAGTCAACGGGTTACGGCCTTGAGCATTACGCCAAGGTATTGAAAGAGAAACCCTATGTGTATGGAAATCATTACATGCCACATGACGCAGAAGGGCGGGAAATGTCAAATGGAGTGATAGCAAAGAGCAGGCGTGAAGTGGCACAGAATTTAGGTATTAAGCCAATTATAGTTGTAGAGCGAGCTAAAAATATTGATTTGATTATTCAGGTACATATTCCAGCCGTAAGGAATATTTTAGGGCAATGTTATTTTGATGAAGTTAAGTGTCAACCTGGTATATCGGCCCTCGAAAGTTACAAAGCTGAATATGACGAGGAGAAGAAGGTACTGGCGCCACGTCCGAAACATGATTGGGCGAGCCATGCATCAGATGCTTTCAGAACTTTTGCTGTAGGTTATCGAGGCAGAGCGAGCAGTATTATGAAGCCAGTGCCAAGGTTAGGCGCTTCATACGCTTACAACCCCAAATTACGAGGTGTTATCCGATGAGTAAATGGATACAGGTGTTCAGAGGCAAGGAACGGCGCAAGGACCAGGAGCGCTGGGCTTGCTGTGGTTGTGGCTCGACCTTCGAAGGCAATCACAACCAGACACCACACAACGGAGTTTGTAAGTGTGCTGAGTGCAAGGGGCACCTTGGGAACACGGAATTATATCGCAGGAATTACGATCGCATAAATTGGAGCGGGATAAATGGCAAGGCGTAAACAGCAAGACCCTGAGTTAATCACCGACCCGAAGGAACTTGAGGAACGCAAAGAAGCGGCTACGGCGTATGGGGATGAAAACCCCGATATGTATGTGGAATATTGCCACGAATGCATAAAAGAGAGTGAGAAGGCCACCCATGACATACGCTATCTCTGGGATGAGTGCTACAAGGCATACCGGGCCAAGATAGATTACAGCAATAAGCAGGATTGGCAGGCCAAAGTCATAACAGGTGACATGATGGCCGTTGTCAAGCAGGCTACCGCTATTGTCAGGAAGGCATTTCGTCAGCCCGATTGGTTCAACGTAGACCCCCAGGGCGATGATGACGCAATAACCGCACAATTCAACCGAGAGCTCTTAACCTTTTGGCTCAACCAGCAACACGGGAAATTCGGGACCAAGTTTAGTGATGCTTGCGAGTTAGGCTTCGCTATCGGGCAATCTCATGAGATCATCCCTCGTTGGGAAGATGGAGTTGGATTGACCTTCGACCTTGTACCTCCCTGGCAGATACACCGCGATCCTGATGCAAGCCCCCGCGATCCGTGGAGTGGAAACTATTGGATTCACACGGAATGGCTGGACTTGTGGAGAGTAAAGGCATTGGGAGAGAATGGGCGCTATGTCAGGCTTGAAGATGTGACAGCCTCAGAGAACCAATGGCCTGCAGGAGAGAGCCAGGAAAAGAGGGCAAGACGGAAAGGGCAGTACCATCAACGGAATACCTACCGACAGTCCGTGAAGGTTATCGAACAGTGGGGCGTGGTACTTGACAAGCAGGGCAATATGCTACTACCCAACGCACGTTTCATGGTTGCCGGTGATGTGCTTATTCTCAACCCGGAACCTTCGCCGTATCCTACGCTACGCTGGCCAGGTGTATCGTTTTCCCCCATGCCAGATATGTTTGCTTTCGAAGGCCACGGATTAGTTGAGTCAAGCCTGTTTCTGTGGCTCATGTCATGCAATCTCATGAGCCTACACATTGATGATCTTAACTGGCGCGTCAACCGGATACGGGAGATCAACCGTTTTCTCATGGAAGACCCAACCGACGTAATTATTGAACCTGGAAAACCGATATTCAGGGCTGAAAATGCACCATTGACCGGAGAGATTATTCGTGATGCCTACGTTCAGGGCAGGAACACGGACGAGGTGCTTGCAATCCTCCAATACTACGACAGCAAACGGGAAAACGGCTCATTCATCAACCAGTTTGTTGCAGGACTTCCCGGACAGCGAAGTAATATCACCAAGGGAGAAGTAGAGATCAAGACAGAACAGTCCATGGGTATCTTCGACAGCATAGGCGAGGATATAGAGGAAGCAGCTATTCACGTTATCAAGGCAGTTCTTGAAACCATCATACCGAATTGGAGCGAATACAGCTACC